ACCCCACCCCACGGCGAGGGCCGTCAAACCTAGGTTATCGACTGCGCTACTGACTCGAGGTCAAGGAGGTCCAGTGGGGCGGCTCTGCCGCCTGAGAGCAGGCGGTAGATGTGAGTGATGACGTCTGCCATCAGGGCGGAGTACGGTGGTGAGGTCGGGTTGCCTCCCCCTACCGGAGTTATGGGGTCCTCAACCCAGGGATAGTTGCGGAGAACATTGCAGGCCACCATCGAGTCGAAGGTGGCCGCCGTGTCCTCAAACAACCTCCCCTCCCCCCTGATGAACTCCATAGAGACGTGTCCGTTGTGGCCGTAGGATGACCTCGGCTTCACGACACGCACTCCGTCCCTGACGCAGAGCGTCGAGAGCAGCACTACGGAGCGGTAGTGCGCCTCACACGCCTTGCAATCCTCCTCAACCTGCGATAGCGAATCGAGGTAATCATCCACACTGACGTCCGCTGCGTGGTCGCATAGTGGTGGGAGCAGGGCCTCGGCAACGCCCATGAGGACGTTGGAGCGCTCGGAGGCCACAAACACAGCGTTGAGTCGCGCCGATGCATCGGCGCAGACGCTCACTGGCGTGCCCTCGTCCCGCACAACACCACCGCTGACATAGATGATCCCCGCACCCTCACCGGTGTACAGCTCAGACAGCCCGGATATCTTAGACTCCAAGGTGTCTGAAGCTGCATAGCTCACGATCGGCATGCGCGGGAGGTTGCGCCTCCCCGCGGATGCCAATAGGAGCTGGATCGAACAGGTGGGGTCATCATCTTCGCCAACCACGTCCATGCCCGGCACGTCAGTGCCTGATTGCCCCACGTCAACGGCGACGTCGATTTTGGCAAGGGCGATGGCGCCGATTACCTGGGCGTAATCGATTCCACCACCCCACTCGACGAACACGAGCGTGTTCGTCATGTCGACGCCCCGATGACGTGCTGTGGACACTACCTCAAGTATTCGCTGGATGCAGGCCTGTGTATTTCTCTCGATGCGCTTGATCGCGCGAACCACATATCCCAACGTGGGGTCCTTATTGAGCCGCGGACCCGGCACCGACGCGTCGCGTTCTGCCCTGTAGTGCCTGAGTGCGCGCGAAAACAAGAGCATGGCTGACTCCTCGTTGTCCAGCCGCTCCTCGTACTCGGTAAGCACCTGGGGCTCTGGCCTATCGGCCGGCACCGACGCTGAGCGCATGGCGGCCAGGTCCATGACGACATCAGACGTTCCCGCAGCGCAAACCGCCGCGAAAGCGGCAAGCACATGCGGTGACCGCGTCTGGATGGTCTCCATGACCCGCCCGTCATCGGCACAAAACGCTAGCCTGCGCGGGTCGAAGGTGTACGTAGAGAGGATGTATATTGCGGGCTCTACGACCCTCCTGACGGCCTCGAGGCTGGAACGTGCCGAGTAAGACGACACGGTGCCGGCCGCGATGCGCGCGGCGCGTTGGGTCCTCACGTCCTTCCTGATGTGTGCGAGCATGACCGCTACGTATGCGTACGCGGACTGCCGTGAGAGACACCAGGGCGATAATATCGCGCCGATGACTCCGGGTGACATGTCGAAGCGGCACGAAACAGCGTGCCTCGAGCGGGCGAACTGCCGCACGTGGTGCTTAAAATAGTGCGCCTTGGTGCGGCGAACTAGGTTAAGCTCGTTGGCTGCGTGCTGCATGTTCTCATAGCCGGCGTCCGTCAGCGCGTCAAGCGCTGCGAACTCAGCTGAGCTCTGGGCTGCGTGCTGTGCTGCGTCCGGGCGGTGCTCAACCAGCCGTGAGGCGAAGGTGTTGCGGCCTGCCCGATCCCACTCGCTGTCCGGGGTCGCCATGGCGTTGGCTAATGTGGCGGCCCGGGCGTAGTCCGACATAGTCATCCCCTGTTTCACCCTCTGGAAGTGGAGTGCACCCTGGGATAGTGGCCCCACGATCTCGCCCATTACAGGCACTGGGGCAGTGGATAAAAACTCGACGGCGGCTTGCGCCGCCTCGGCGGTGTAGTGAGGTGAAGCCGTAGGCGATTCAGAAAGGTGGAAGAGAGCTGCGCCGACGAAGGTGGTGTTCAGATCACCCGACAGTGCAATCTCCCGCAGACGTGTTAGGTCAGCCATTCTAGAACGTTCTACGCCTTCAAGGAACCTCGCGACGTCCGGAACAAGCGAAAAACTAAAGTTTTAATCG